GTTGATGCTGCTATTGTAATGGGTATGCCCCCTGGAACTGATATGAACATCATCTTAAACAATATGTCTAAGATGCTTGAAGTTATGAAAGAACAGATTGACAAGACAGGTTCAGACCTGTAGAATATGGAAACCATAAATAGATAAAGAATAATAAGAAGATAAGTGTCGGTCATTTACCAATTTACTAATAATATAAATGGAAAAATTTATATTGGACAAACTATAGATTACAAGAAAAGAATCAGGGACCACAAATTTAACTATCATAATAATATAAAAAATACTCCTTTTTATGTCGCATTAAGAAAGTATGGGTGGGATAATTTTTCAATTACTATAATTGAAGAGTGTTCTGAGGAGGTTTTAAATGAAAAAGAAATTTATTGGATAGAAGAAAGGAAATCATTGTATCCTAATGGATATAATTTATTGGAAGGTGGAAATCAAGCCAGACACACTGATATAACTAAACAGAAAATATCAGAGGCAAGAAAGGGAATGAAGTTTAGTAAAAGTCACATTGAAAATTTAAGAAAGTCTCACTTAGGATATATAATGCCTGAGGAGCAAAAAAGAAAAATATCAGAATCAAATAAAGGTAAAACTTTTTCTGAAGAAGTGAAAACTAAATTAAAATATCTGCAACCACATAGAAAAGAAGTTGGAAGATTTGATACCAACGGAAATTTAATTTTTAAATACGAAAGCATAAAGGACGCCGCTAAAGATTTAAATTGTTCTCCAGGAAACATTTCAGAGTGCTGCAATAACAAAAGAAAGATGTCGCGAATTCTAAAGGGGGATACCTTAAAATTTTTATGACCTGGGCTTGACATCCCTTTCTATTTCAAATAGAATAAAGTCGTCACAAAAGCCAAATCCGTTTAATACAAGGAAATTAAAATGAGTTTTCAAAATCTTAAAAAGCAATCTTCACTTGGTTCACTCACAGAAAAACTAGTGAAGCAAGTAGAAAAACTTAATACCACTTCTGGCGGCGCCGATGAGCGTCTATGGAAGCCAGTGATGGACAAAGGGGGTATGGGTTCCGCAGTTATTCGTTTTCTTCCTGCACCTGATGGGGAAGATGTGCCCTGGGCAAAGATGTATACTCACGCATTCCAAGGTGCTGGTGGTTGGTATATCGAAAATAGTCTGACTACCATTGGACAAAAGGACCCAGTGAGTGAATTCAATCGTGGTTTGTGGAACAGTGGTAGCGAGCAAGATAAGGAAACTGTACGTAAGCAAAAGCGTAAACTGTCTTACTACTCCAATATCTACGTCGTAAAAGATCCTGCAAATCCTCAGAACGAAGGTAAAGTATTTCTCTTCAAGTATGGTAAGAAGATCTTTGATAAGATCCTGAATGCTATGCAACCTGAGTTTGATGATGAAGATCCGATCAATCCTTTTGATTTCTGGCAGGGTGCTAACTTCAAACTTAAGATTGTAAAGAAAGATGGTTACTGGAACTATGACAAGTCAGAGTTTGACCGAGTTGCACCACTCCTGGATGATGATGATGCTCTTGAAGCCATCTGGAAGAAAGAGTATTCACTAGCAGCAATCACAGCAGCAGATCAGTTCAAGTCATATGAAGACCTAGAGCGTCGTATGAACTATGTTCTAGGACTTAGTAAGACCTCATCTCCTACACAGTCTCGTGCTGTAGTAGAGCAAGAAGATGAACTAGAATCCTACACACAAACTTCAAGTCGTGAAGAGCGAGTAATGGAAGAACTAGAAGAGTCTTATAGTCGTGCTAAGTCACCTTCACTTCCTAAGATTTCTCAGGATGATGATGACGATGACGATTCTGCTCTCTCATACTTCCAAAAACTAGCAGAAGATTGATTACATAAACAATCTTATATTATCTCCTCTCTTCAAGGTAGCACTCACAAACTGGGTGCTACCATTTTTGTAGGTCATAATATCATCAAGGTCATTGTAGAATACATTTAGATATCTTGGTTTTAGAATATAAATGTTTCTCTTATCATCTTCAATCCTAGATTCATACTGATAGTTTGTAATAGGATTTACAAAGTCTGAAGATGGAATAAGAGCTGTGTTACCTAGTCCAGGGTCCCAGAACTCGTAGTAATAAGAGTTACCGCGAGTTTCTGTTGTTTCTGGAAGCACATAACTAATCAACTCTGTTCTTGCTGTTGATAGAGTTGGAGTAGCAACATTTGGTGTTGATGCTAACTCATAAGTAAAGTTGAATACAATTTCACCAGAGAACGCAGTAATACTAGTAACTACAAATCTTCCGTTATATTCAACTTCAGAAACTCCATCAATAATCACTTCACTACCAACTTCAAGACCGATAATACCGTTGGTTGTTGCTACATTTACAACTGTGGATGGATTAATACCATCGCCAGAAAAAATAGAGAGGATTGATGAGTTACTGATTTCTACAAAGTTACCATTGGTCTTCCAGTCTGGTGGGATGCGAATACCAGACTTAAGAACAACAGCACCTAAAGAGTTACGTATCTCTTCAGTTTCATAATGATGTATTCCAGAATATAAGTTTTCGTAAGAACCATATTTTTCAAGCATTACCTTATCAAAGGTTCTCTGAGTCATAGGCCATTCTGATTGAACATTCAGAATATTATTTGATAAGAGAACTACCCAGTCTAAAGTATCATCATTGTAGTATCTGAAAGCAACATTATCTGGTCTTTCGTCACCAATGATTGAATACTTTTCAAAGAAGTTTAGATTACCAAAAATATCTTCTCTTAGTTTCGCACGTTTGAATAGATTTTTAACAGGAACATAATCAGAAATATTATGCTCGCCAGGATTTCTGCTGACGTATTCGAAGTTTGGTATCTGTCTGAAATAAGGTTTCGCCATTTTATGGTCCTATGCCGTTGTTTTTGGTATAATATTCTAATGGAACTTTTCCTGCTGCGGAACCATAGTCAAAAGCAGGTTCCGTATTATCATCATAATCAGTATCATAAATTGGAGTAAGTTCTTGGAACGATAAAGACATACTATATGCAACCATTGTACCATCATTATAAGTTGCATAAGATCCAAGTGGAGTATAGTCAACTGAACAATTAGTTAGAGCACACATTTTAATTAGGTTAAGACCTGGATGCGGATTACCGTTAAGTTGATATTGAATTTTGAAAACGTTTGGTGCTTTTAAAAATACCGAATCACCTTCTTTTGCAGCCATATTTTTTTTAAAATATTTAATAATCTGTTTTATTTCCACTGCTTCTCGTCTATTTCTAGCAGACATTTTAAATGTAAAATTAAAAGGTCTTAACTGAGGTCCTTGGAAGAGTAGTTCTAGGTTTGGATTAAGAACCTGACCCAAAACTCTTGATTGAAGATTGTTTACTCCAACTGCCTGCCCAATAAAATATGCTCTTAACGCAGGTCCATAGTCAGCGTTTTTTGATTGTATTATGGCTGAATTAAGGAAATTAGCTCCTAATGTTCCTAAATCATCAGGAGTATTAACAGTCGTCATAGCAGCCTTTGAAAGATTAGCTGCAGCAATTTCAATTGGATTCATTGTATCGGATTCCCATCCAACCGAGTTCTGATCAACAATAGATGATTGAATTGGTAAAATTACTGGTTTACTATCCACAATTTTTACATAAGTAACTGGATTTAGTTTTGTAACAAATGCATTATTAGTTGCTCCGGGCAGTCTTTCAAAACCAGATTTATACTCATAAGCTTCAAACATAATTCTATCCTGTGAAGGTTTCATATCACGAGGATACATTAAGTATACTGGGTCTGGTTGCTGTGGTGTGCCGGTTGGTGCTGGATTGATAGTAGTAGAACCACCTTGCTCGGGGGAAGATGGTGGTGCTGGTATTACTTCTAAAGGTATTGGTCCAGTTACAGATCGTGTTGCATTTTCTATCGTTTGTTGAAGTTGAGGATCATTTGCATACTGGTTTTTAAATGCTTCAGGTGCTACACCTCCCTGGAGAGCAACTCCTCCTGCTGCGATATCTCCATAATTTAAACCACCACCTGTCGTTACAGAATCTGGATTGGATGTAGATATTGCTTGTTCTTCACTAGTTAGTGGAACACTATTAGTTCTTACTAGAATTGAAGTCTCGCTAGTTGGAAAGTATCTAACTACGAAACTTTTCCCATCTATTAAAAATGAATTACTATCTCTAAAATTTGTTTCGTCCATTATAGACTTTCTAACTATTTAGACCTCTAAAACAAATCTTCTTCGGTGATAATTTTAAATTCTAATAGTCTATCAGCACACCACTCTTCTGCCGCTTTCCACTTTGCCTGATTAACCGCATAAGTTCTACACTCATTCAAGTAAGTCTTAGTTACTCTTGATTTCTTCTGTGGAGGAACCGTCTGCTTTTTTGGTTTAACCTCAATCACATAAGTCTTTATTTTACCAGATTGCTCTTTTACCTTAATAAGATAATCTGGAAAGTATCTATGAATGCGATTATCTACAGGCGACACATAGTTGATACAAAACTCTTCTGATGCCCAAGAAACTATATCTGGGTTATGGTCACAATAATAACAAAACTTTCT